GTTTGCGGCAGGCCCCCTGGCAGAACGAGAACAAGCATTAGATTTTGATCGTGCTCGTCGTACACTTGATTTATCTGAATCTGCATTAGCTCGTGAATCGCGACAGCGTGAAAATCGTGAAGCGCTAAAAAGAACTTTTGCTGAGAAACAAGCTCAAATGGCGGGAATGTTTGGTCGCATTGCGCCTCAAGATGTTAGTACTTATTTCGTGTAGGAGGTAGATCATGGGCGGCGGTGGAACCAAGGTTGAATACCGAGCACCAAACATCCCAAAAGATGATACTTTTGAGAAGTATCTTCAATATCAGCAACAGAAAGAGACTCTTGCTGAACAACGTGCTGCTGATGAAAAAGCAGAAGCAACAGCAAAAGAAGAAGCTCGCAAAGCCGCAGCACAAGCTGGTTATGGGGGCTTGAGATCTGGGATTGAATCTCAGCTTCGGCAGGGTCTCATCACTTATGGTGACGCAACCGGCCAACTTCGTGACTACGCAGCTAAGTACGATTTAACTCCGCCTGAATCGGAAATTGCTGATCTTACAAAAATCTATACAGAAGAACTTCTTCCCGGACGCCGCTCCACCGGAGTCTCGGCAGCGTATGAAGAATTACTTGGTCGTCAAGCCACAGAAGAAGAGAAAAGCAAAGCCCTGGAACGTTTCCAGCAAGGCTACTACAGCTCTGTGCAGGATCTTAAAGATTCCCTGGCAAAGAGCACGGAGTACCAAGATAAGTTCAATACTAGTTATCTTGATAATTATTACGACACCATGTTTGGCAAACAAGGTGTTGATGAAAAAGGCAAAAAAACAGGTCAGCGTACGTTTAATTTTGCCTCCAATCTTCTTCCCAAATATGCAGAAGGGATCGAAGGACGCACCAAGATCACAACTCCTGCTTTCGGCGCAGCATTCACCGGTACTCCTGCTGAAATTGAAGAGCAACAGCAAAACATTCGAGATACCCGCAAGTACTTGTACAGTGCAGGATTGACGAATCTTCAAGGTGAGATTGACAAAGAAACTCAAAAGCTGAAAAACGAAGGCGAAAAAGAACTGGCTAAGATCAAGAGTCAGGGTTCTATTTATCAGCAACTTGTTGGATCCTTCTCATTCTCCTAATAGAATGTGTTTGGTATAATTGTTTTAGTTATTGAGTTAACAAATGACTTCTTCGGTTCCAGTTGGTCAAGGTGCCAGCGACGATTATTTTGACATTAATAAATTTGAGCAGCTCCTGCAGCGTCTTGAAGGCTCCAAGGGGCGTCAACAGCGCCAAAAGTCCCTCGAGGGTCGTCGTGACATCTACGCTCAGGGCCTTGCTTCGATGATGAGCAACTTCTGATCTTTTCTTCTAGGATATATAAGCCATGACCAGTAGCGTGCCCGCTGGACAAACCGATGTCGATGATTGGTTTGATCTAGATAAGTACCGCCAAGCTGCTGGCGTGGCTTACGAATTCTCAAAGAAAAAGATGGAGACCGCTGGTGAACAAGAACGTGAAACCATCGGTAAAGGCGCAGAAGAATCCCGCACCTCTGCCGAGCAGCAACAGCAGTACAAGCAGAAAGACGAAGAACGAGACTACGGTCAGGCCCAACGAGCTTATCGATATTGAGCTATTCGACGGCTGGGTTGAAAATTTAGATGCAGCAACACAGGAATCTTTCTGTGCTTTTGCTAAGGACAGTTACTCTTTAATAGAAGTTTATTTGTATTCTCGTTTCCTTGGATACAAGGGAACGGTTACTGCATGCGAACTCTGGGTAAAAGATAATTACGAAAAGCCTGACCACAGGAAGAAGCTTCTGTATGAAATCGATGAAATGCAGGAAGATGTACGTAAGCTTCGAGAAGACGTAGAGAACGGTGTGGTGAAACGGGATGCTGGTGTTGCACGCATCGCCTCAATGCAAAAGGAGATCCGTGGCCACATTGATCAAATTGAAAAGTTTACAAACATCAAAGATCGCAAGGGGATGTTGATGGCTGGTGCCGACCGTGCCATACGTGAATTAATGTTTATTTTTAAAGACGACCCAATTGAGATTCCCTTGGAAGAAGCATCGATGAGCGTTTGGACTCGCATGCAACTAGAAGAATAGTTCACCTAAAATTATTACAACAGATTATTGTTTGTTATGGGTGCACAAACAGGCGCTGCCACAGATCCTTCCGAACGACAAATGCTTCGTCGTCAAGAAGACGCCATGAATCAAACAGGGCCTGCATCTATGTTCCCCGGTATCGAACCAGGTTCTTCTGGTGCACGGAAGGAAGCAAGCTCTCTTATGGGGCGAGAGGGTATTGAGTTTGGCCCCGGTCGTTCACGTCGTTATTGATTAAACATGTCTAAGAATAAAATGCCTCCTGAGCTCTTAGAGCATTTCAAAAAGAAAGAAGCAAAGAAAGAAGATGGGACAGAAATGTCCGATAAAGAAAAGCGTAAGGCAGCTTTAGATAAAGCACGGAAATATAAAGAACAGAAAAACAAAGATACAAAAAAATAGGTTAGTATTTAAAAAGACTGCCTTATTGTTGTGCCCAGCTATACGCACCTTGCCTACCGCCGCAACGCTAAAGCTGCAGCAAAACAACAACAAATTCGAGTCCCTAAAAACGCTCAAGCTCTTCAGCAAGCACGCGAAGATTTTGGTTTTTTTTGTGATTATGTAGCAGATAAACCTCCCGCTGCTCACCACAAGGAGTGGCATCGTCATTTCGTAACGGAAAGAGATAGCTCTTGTCTAACTAAAATTGCTGGTCCTAATATTGATCTACTTGCGCCAAGGGGATCAGCAAAAAGCACCGTCTTGGGTTTGTTCACAGCCTGGGCAATTGGTGTCCATACAGCAGCCAAGAAGCCTTTGCAGATTCTTTACTTGTCTTACACGGTAGATATTGCAAGGTCCAAATCAGCAACAATTAAACGCATCATTGAAAGTAAGCGATATCAAGAGGTGTTTCCCACAGTACGTCTAATGAAGAATGTGACCAGCATTGAGTACTGGTCCATTGATCATCGCTTTGCTGGTATTGATACCACTGGTGACGAGCAATTCACCCTCTGTGCAGCTGGCCTAAAAGGCTCTGTGACATCAAAACGATCGCATCTTGTCATTATTGATGACGCCATTAAAAGCTCGGCAGACATTTCAAACCCTGACATCAGAAAACAGATGCAGGAAAACTGGAACGCGGTGATTGCCCCCACGATGTTTGAAGGAGGGCGGGCGATCTGCCTTGGTACACGATTCCGTCATGACGACATTCACGCGACTACTTTTAACAAACAAAACAACTGGATGCAAATTGTTCTTTCCGCGATTCAAAATGATCCAAAAACCGGAGAAGAAAAGTCTTATTGGCCGGAGATGTGGTCTCTGGATTACCTGAAGGAAAAGAAAAGACAAGCACCTATTGCTTTTTCGTTCCAGTACATGAATCAAATTGTCAGGCAGAATGAGTTGTCCCTGGCGCCAGAGTTAATTGTTAAAGCGGAGATAGCCACTGAATTTGATACACTTGGTGTTGGGGTTGACCTTTCTGCTGGTACTAAAGAAAAGAACGATTACACGGTAATGATCTTGGGTGGTCGCATTGGCGATCAGATTCATGTGATTGATTATCGCCGGATTCGAGTAATGGGTAACCTTGAAAAATTAGATGCACTCAAGGAATTGCTCAACGACTGGTCTGTGCTTGGCAGGGATGACAATGGAAATTATTTCCCTACTTACTCAACATGTGATATTTGGAGTGAAGCGGTCCAGTACCAGGCTTCTCTAGAAGCAGACTTCAAGAGGGTTTGTCTGAATAACGAAGGTCTCTACAACCTGATTTGGCACCCAATCAAAGGATTCCGTGCAGATAAGCTGGCACGATTCCGTGGAATCATGGGCATGTTTGAAGACCGTAAAATTATCTTCAATCGTTACAGGAACTTCACAAATCTCTTCGAGGAACTCACAAATTTCGGTGTAAGTAGTCATGATGACTGCGCAGATGCTCTCGTCTGGCTTGTTAATGGTTTATCAAGAAAAGGACAGTTGCATCTTGATTACTAAACTTTAGAATAAATAAAAAGCTAAATTTGGGTCGTGGGTCCAGAATACGTTGCTATTGGCTTAACAGCCGTTGTATCTGCTGTTACCGGTGGCAGCTGGGTCGCAGGCAAAATCCTGGGGCGACAAAATGATCAAATCCAACAAGCTTTTAATTATATTGGATCTCAGAAACGTAGGATTGACGTTTTGGAAGACGACCTTAAGCGGATGCCCCTGGAGTATGTTCTCAAGGTAGATTTCTTAAGAGAAATCCAACAAATGCATGACAATTTCAATCAGATCAACAATAAACTTGATAAGCTAATGGAGAAATTGATTAATACAAAATGAGTTACATCCTTGAAGTCCAAGAGGACGAGAACGGAGATCAATACATTACGCTCCCTGATGAAGTCATTGAAGATCTCGGTTGGCAAGAAGGTGATGTTCTGAATTGGGACGTAAGAAGCAATGGGATTATTTTGAGCAAAGTCAACGATCCCACTGGCTATGAAGTTGTAGAAGAGTAGAATACTTAAAAAGAGATAGTGAAATGCTTTACGGAGAGCTTGACGTCCCTGGCGCAGCCGGTAATTTACTTGCTGTTGACCCAAGTTTTAAGATTGGCCCACGTAGTCCTTTTAAAGGAATGCTACGTGAGCAGCTAGAAGAGTTGAAAAGATTTGATGATCGCCCTCAGGATCTTGAAGATTACTACCAACGTTTAAATGCCCCTGGCCCCCAACCTTTTCCCTTGGCCGGTATTCCTGGTTCTAGCAATCTCCCTGGCGCCATTGGCAACATGGGCGGCTTAGCGAACGCTGGTCTATTTTACGGTCCACAATATGGACAACTTCCCCAGGGATTCACTGGTAAAACTCTTTCCTGAATCTGTTAGCATTTAAGAAAAGGTAATAGTTAATGGCAACGGACGCTAAAGCCAGGCTTAAAGAAATTATTGACTCTTACATCGAGAAAGATGGAGGAGCAGCAATTGACACTGGCATCGTTGCCTCTCATCTTGCGCAGATGAAGTTGTTTGGGATTCGACAAGGTGTCGAATTCTTCCCGGCCCAGGACAACTTTGGTAATCAACGCAAGGACTTTATTGATCGCGTAATCAAATACAATCAGATTGATACACGCCTTGATTCAATTTGGGATTATTTTCTTTGTGATGGTCAAGGTCTTTTTTACATTCGTCCTACAAAGAACAATTACCGCCTGTACTATTTCCGTAAACACGAATATCGTACTTTTTACAACATTGATGGCGAGCTGGATGAAGTTGTAATCATCTACAGCTACAAAGTTCGTCAAGGTTTTGGTTATCAACAAGACATTGAATCAAATAGTCTTACCGGTCCTGCAAGCATGGGGCGTGGCGGTGTAAAACGTTACATTCGCCTTTCAATCAAACGCAAGACAATCGAAGAAACTCACTCAGAAGGTGAGATTTCATTTGACACGAATTACCAAGCAATCACTGGTAAAACTAAAACGTTTAAAAATACGCTTGGCTTTATTCCTTGCGTAGAAATTTTCAACAATCCAAAGGGATTCTCGACTGAAGGTGTTGGTGAGTTCGACGCACTAGCCAATCATATTTGCACGCATGATGACATGATCCGCACCATGCGGAAAAACGTTCAATTCTTTGGTAACCCAACCTTACTCTCCTCTCGTCCAAAGACAGACTTGATGGAGTCCGGTGGAGAAGCTGTTGTTCAACGCCCATCCATTGCTGCTAACTCTGGATTCGGTGGCGCAGGACCTCTGAGCCAATCTCGTTTTAAGTCTGACCCTATTTATCGTGGTGTAGATGGACAACTCCGGGTTCCACGTATCATTGCAAACCTGGAGCCAAATGATCGAGTTGGTTATATTGTTCCAGATGCAATTACGGGTGATCAAAACTCTTTTGCTCGTCAATACCGAGAAGAGATTCGGACTGCTCTTGGCGGTGTTGACGAACTCTCTATTTCTGCTGGCGTAACTGCAACAGAATACAAATCGTTGTTCGGTCGAGTATCTGCCACAGCTAAGAAAAAAGCAAATTCTCTTTATACGTATGGCATTTGCCGTTGTCTTGAGTTAATTATTTTCCAGGAAGAACGTCTGTTTAGGGATACTTTAGCTGCTGCAGCAGGACTTGAAAAGCCCCTGGAGCTACCAGAGAAAGCATCCGATGAAGATATCGCCGCCTATGAAGATGCTGCATTGATGTATGAAGATCAAGTTAAGCAACTAATGATGGCCTGTCTTCGTACTCAACAGATTCCTCCCGGTGTTCTTGGCTTGATTCCTGATGGGGATGTAACAATCCAATGGCGCTGGTTAGGTCCTGTTTACGAAGACTCCACCCAGGACATCCTTAATAACTCCATCGTGGTACGCAACCTCCAGGAGTTAGGTGTTGATAGCATTGAAGCACTGAAATACCTCTTCCCGTCTAAGACGGATGAGGAACGGGCCGAGATGTTGTCTGGGTTCCCGTTCAGAATGGTGGGTGAATTACAGAGTGCATACTCTCAGTTTGCTCGCTTAGTGGGGGGAATGATGCAAACTCCCCACCCGCAATCACCGGACCTACCGATGGCTGCGGATCCGCGATTAGATCTCACACCATATCTATATCGCACCTTAGAAGCTTTACAAAAGGAGATGAGTTATGCAGGACGCTACCGTCCAATCGATCCCACAGACGAGCCCAGTACCAGTGGCCGTCGCTCCGAGCAGCTACGTGGCACCAGCCCCACAAGCAGCCCCAGTGGCGACCTCCCCGGCACCAGTGGCTTATCAGGTGGGTACCAGTTACCCCCAAGCGGTACCTCAGG